TTTCTTTAAGTTTGCCTATAAGGACTACATAGGTTACTTAAGACTTCAGGCGATGGACAAAGAGCCAGACTTGTCAGGGGAGAAATTGGATGCCGCAGTTCGCAGAATTTGCCGAGATGACATTAACCATTTCTACGCACAAAAAAAATCATGAGAAGAGAACCCTCTGATGTTAGGTATGACAAGCCAGTAGATAATTGCGTACCCCCATCTGTCGTTGTTTCTGATGTTTTCACCCCAGATGAATGTCGCAAAATCATAGAACTTGGAAATTCTGAAAAACTAGATGCCGCAAAAGTTAGAGGTGGCGCTGTTATGACTCAAATCAGAAGTTCGGAGTTAAGGTTCATTGAGCCTGTAAACATGAATGAAGTTGGTTGGATTTTTGAAAGACTCAAAGAGATTATTGACAATGTGAACGACCGAATTTACGAGTACCAACTACACTATTTTACCCCACCGCAATTCACCCACTACAAAGTTGATGATTATTATGATTGGCATATGGATTTGCTGATGGGCAAGCCATGTGAAGCATTATTTATGAGGAAACTTTCAGCAACAGTATTTTTGTCAAATCCAGAAGATTTTACTGGAGGAGAATTAATGATAGGTCGTAATTCCGACGGCAGTCATGAAGAGATAATTGAACCAAAACAAGGGGCTATGGTTTTGTTCCCTTCATTTATTTGGCACAAAGTTAATACCGTCAAATCAGGGGAGCGTTACTCATTGGTTGTTTGGAGCGAAGGAGATAAATTCAGGTGAGCCAAGAACAGGACGAACAGATAGTTTATTGGGCGCCGTGGATAGATAGGTCTACCGGTCAAAGAGAAAACAAATCAACTGTTAGTGAATGGCTATACAAAGAGCCGTCAAGTGTGTGGCAGGAGTTATTGGATAACAAAGACCAAAATATTATTTCCAGTAAATTAACCACTACATATTTACAGTGCCCAGCGACCAGAGAGGCACTCACCAATGTTTTTGTGGTTAGATGCCCGTGTACTTCAACCGCGGAAGTATTAATAAAGGAAGATAATCAAATTGAAAAAATAGAACAAGCCTGGGGCACTCAATCGCAATGCGAAATAAGCATGGCTCATGCGCCGACATGCTACGACCAACTACTCATTATTGTGGGTTATCCATTTATCTTTTTTAGCGAAGAGTCGCTTTTTATGAGGTCGACATCACCGTGGTTTCATTCAGCGCCAAATTTTTCACTGGGAGGAATAGTCCCTGGTCTTTACGATATTGGGCGTTGGTTTAGACCCTTGAATTTTGAATACAATCTTTGGCCCAGAAATAATAAATTTACAATTATGGAGGGCGAACCAATGGCTTATCTAGAATTTTCAACAAATAAACCGGTTGTTTTCAAAAGATTTGAACTCACACAAAAGTTGATTGACCTTGCTTCGGACTCAATTCATACTAGAACAAAACAAACAAGAGGTCTAAATGGCTTGTGGAATAGATACAAGATGTTTGACGAATCTTTCGGTAAAAAGATTATTATTAAAGAAATTAAATCTAACTTAATATGATTTTCCTTGAACGCTCAGAATTCATTGTTAAAAATCTCCCCGAGATTGAAAACTCTTTGGAATTTGCCCGTTTCAAATTCAAAGACATAATGGGAACAACTGAATACACAAAGGCATACGGGATTTATAATCTTTTTGCTTTACTCCATTCCGATGCTCTTTTTTATCAAATATTCATTGATTTGCGCGAGCGAGTCAGAACTGCTTTAAAACTAGAACCAAATCAGCCTCTCTGGATGCAAGCGTGGATGAATGCCGACAGACCAGAAGGGGTTCTTGATTGGCACGACCATATGTGGCCGTGGCATGGGTATATATCTATTGACCCCAAAAACACGAACACAGTATTTGAAGACAGGGTAGTTAAAAATGTCCCAGGTCAAATTTATTTTGGCGAAGGTCACAATAGGCATAAAGTTCAAGTTCTAGAACCATATGAGGGGTTAAGAACAACAATTGGGTTTGATGTAACCAATGTGGTTGGCGAAAGGACAAGGTATGTCAGTTTTATCCCGTTCTAGTTCAAAGGGGGAGCAATATACACAAGGTGAACACATCGGCGTATGGGATAATTTTTTTACTCCAGAACTATGCAATAAATTTATTGCATTTTACGAATACCGTTCAAAAGTTGCGTTTAAACGAAATGACTATACAAAGCAGGACTCGTCAGTAAATATTGGGACCGAGGAAGCGATGCGTCAAATCATGGTCGATAGTTCTATGAGTGATGATTTTCTGCCAGAATTTTTGAATAAGTTTTGGGGTACTTGCTATCCGATGTATGTCGAGAAACACCCGCACCTGACGAATGCAGTTTCTTCACTCGTCATGTCAACGATAAAAATTCAAAAGACATTACCCCAAGAGGGCTATCATGTTTGGCATTGTGAGCAAGCAACGATAGAAACTGGACGCCGGATGGCGTTTATTATTCTTTACTTGAACGATGTTGAATCTGGCGGCGAAACAGAGTTTCTATACCAATCAGCAAGAGTTGAGGCGTCCCAGGGGCGGTTAATACTTTCGCCTGCTTCCTATACACATATGCATCGCGGCAATCCACCATTAAGTGGACCAAAATATATTCTCACAGCATGGCTTGAGTTTGAAAAATAATTGATTATTGTTATGGACATTTATGACGAAAATAAAAACCCTTGGTTTACGAAAGACAGATCCGAAACTGCGTCAAATAGGGTTCACAGAGTGGTTAGTGAAACTATCACAGCCGAAAATCCAGCAATAGGATTAAACATATATCAAAATACATTTTCGCTTGAAGATGCAAATAGATACATCAATATCCTTGAATCAAATTTGACTGGCAATAAAAAATACAAATGGAACGATGCATGCGTGACGAACTCTCCCACCCCGATAAAAATGGCGAGGGATTGTTCCGATTTCAAATACAAGCAAGAAAATCTGGGACCAAGGGACGAGCACAACTCTCACCTCCTTGACCTCCATCAGGAAATATACGAGAAACTCAAGTTTTGTATTGATGATTACGCCCGATATTGGGGTATCAATGTTGTTTACTACGAAGCGTTCAATTTCGTTAAATACGAAGGCGAAGGCAAGCACTTCAATATACACGCAGATCACGGACCAGCATATAACTGTACGGTTTCTGCTGTTATCTATATAAATGACGATTATGAAGGCGGAGAAATAAAATTTCCAAGACTTGACGGCTATATTCACAAGCCAAAAGTAGGGGATATTGCGATTTTCCCATCAAATTATATTTACGAACACGCATCGCTCCCGATGAAGTCGGGAATAAAGTATTGTGTGGTAGTTATGACCGACATAAACGAACTGGGGCACAAGTAGTGGATGAGAAACACAATATTATTACATTCAGACCGTATAGGCCGTGGCTAAATAAGGAAGGTAAATCTGCTCCGTCAACGGCGCAAAGTGTTACTCCACAATGGTACAAAGATGCTGACATTTTTGCAAAAGATCCAAATGGCGAATACTATAAAGCACCAAAAGAAGTTTGTCCATTTCCAAAAGAGGGAACCGTAGACGATTATGGAAAAATTCCAACATGGAAGGCTTGCCCTGCCATTTTAGATGCGTTTTCAACTGGATACGTACTTAAGACTCCGTGTGAATTGACATTCTTCAAAAACGCGCAGGGGATAATTGATGTCAATGCAGAGAGCGCTCAATACAAAGATTTCTGCACACCAAGACCTCCGATGCCACAATTTGAACATCCGCGTGGTTATTACGAGCATCATTTTGCGTGGTTTGCCGACTGGGGTTTGCAATTACCAGATGGATACAGCGCTCTGTTTATGACACCGATGAACAGGTTTGACCTTCCGTTTTTGAACACAACTGGAATTATGGACGCAGATAAAGTTCACCTACTTGGAAGTTTTCCATTTTTTATCATTGAGGGTTGGGAGGGAATAATACCTTCTGGAACTCCTTACTTACAAATTCTCCCGTTTAAAAGAGAAAATTGGGAACAAAAAATAGAGATGCAGGGGCAATCCGAAATGCTGTCCAAATATATGGACAACGCCAACTTTTTTCGCAGACCAGACGGCGGAGTTTACAAAAGCAAAATTTGGTCAAAAAGAAAGTATAAATAGGGACATCAGATGCAAACATGGACAGAAAAAATTGATTTGGGGAGTGGCATAAAGTGTTACAGAAACATAATTAAACCAGAATTTGATGTTATTGGTAGAATTGAATCAAATCTTAAGCCAGTCGGCGACAGCACGGGATACAGTTGGCAACCAGCGTATGTTGGATATAGGCAATTGATGCCGGATTACAGAGATTGCACTGACTTTAAGTTTAAAAAAACCGATATTGAAAGCGACAAAAGCCAAGTTAGTTTGAATCTGCAATCGCTGTGGCAGGACATATATGATTCCGCATTTCCTGCCGTAGAGGACTATAGGGCTGAATACAACATAATGCCTTTGAAGTATTGGGAGGCAATGAATTTTGTTAAATACAATCCAGGACAACACTTCATGGAGCATCATGACCACGGGTTCTCATATAACTGCACTGTTTCTTTGGTTGGGTATGTGAATGACAATTACGAAGGTGGGGAGTTGTTTTTTAGATTGCAGAATTTAAAAATAAAAGCACTAGCCGGGGACCTCTATGTGTTCCCTTCTAATTTTATGTACCCACACCAAGCCATGCCAGTAATCACGGGCACAAAATATTCAATCGTAACCATGCTTGATTACAGTAAAAAATATCACACGCCAGATATGTATGACCCAAAATGGAACGATGAACAATGATTGAAATTTCCGTTGAAAAAATAGATGGTTCAATTTTTGAGATTTCTCAAATGTCCGTAAAAAGAGACTGGATGGACGAAACATCTGAAAGGCACGCATACCGGTGCTTTCCAATTACGCAAGCAAATGTTGTAGGGTGGAGCCTTGCCTGCACGAAAGACATAGTTTTTATATGGGACGGCATTAATGACCAGACGGCGGATCACATAAAGATCACAAGTCCTAGTGGTGCCTATGCAGGTAGAGGGCAGTCGTCAATAAGTTTAAACACCGGACTCATCTTTAGAACAACCAATGAAGTAAGTATTTTGACAATAAACCCAGTTAATTACTTCAACGACGATTTTGAAACAATTTCAAACATGATTAGCACTTCTTTTTACGACAATCCGCTGCCGTTGGCGATAAAAGCAAAAAAATCTAATGTAGAGACACGAATAATTGCGGGAACACCTGTAGCCACAATCATCCCCATATCTCTGACCGCCTTGAATGATTCGTCAATAAATATCGTAGAATACTCAGACCCACAAGGTTTGAGGCTTGAAGCAAAATTTAGTTACGGTGCCGCAGCCCAAAATATTAACTCATCTGGAAAATTTACCGATTGGTATAGGGACGCAGTAAATGAAAAAAATGAACCTCTGGGGTCGCACGAAACAAAAGTGTTAAGATTGCACATCAACGACACAACAAGATCAAAACTGCGAAATGGATAAATTCCGTGACAGGGCTGAAGAATGCATCATTGGTTTTTAGAAAACCATCAATAACGCCTTCAGGGTTTTTCGGCGACGGACCAGAAAATATTGTTGAATTAGAAAACTTCATGACACAAGAAGAGATGGAGTTTTTGGAAAAAGCCGCAAAATCCTTGACAGTATGGGACGTAACACAAAGTCATATTAACGAAAATGGAACTGTAGTATACGACTCCGATTACTGGAAAGACAGGGTCGCAACACAGCCAACCTTAGACAAAAACGATCCAGCCATATCTCCAGTCATTGCTAAATTATTTCAAAGGCTAAAACCAATTGTTGAAGAATTCTATAATGTCAAAGTAATTCCAACAGGAACAACAATTGTTAGATGGCTTCCTGGACAATTTCAAAAACCTCACGCCGACAAAGAATTGCACGAAGGACCAGACGCTGGGCTTCCAAATGATTTTCCTAACTACGACCTATCAAGTCTGTTTTATTTAAACGAAGATTATGAAGGGGGGGAATTGTATTTTCCGAATCAAGGAGTAAAATTTAAACCCAAAAAGGGAGCGGCGTATTTTTTCCCAGGAGATATGAAATATATCCATGGCGTCACAGAGGTGATTAGCGGCATTAGATTTACCTGCCCATTTTTTTGGCAGATAGTAGAGCACACAGGGGATAGAAAGCCATGAAGAAAGGAGAACTTCAACCAGTCGAGATATATCCAAAAATACTTGTGTACAAAAATATGTTTGAGGATATCTCAAGATCTTACAAAATATTGACAGATGCCCTAGTCGAAACAAAAGATAGGCTTTTCAGCCCTTGGACACAATGGTCTATTTTTGGAGATTACCTAAATCCGATAATCCCAAATTTTAATTCGTCGGATAAATACGGGAATTTGCAAAACATAGAGGCGACAACGCAAGTTCAACAAAATCAAAAAAATTTTGCTGTAGAGATGATGAAAAATTTTCATATCGTAACAGAGGATTATATTGAAAGATTCAACATTGATGTTGATTTTGATGCAAAAGTCCTAGACGATGACGGTTTTGAAATACCTCTTTGGCGATGGACGGGCGGAACAATTGGAAAATATCACATAAGCACCGAAGAACATCAGCATCGAATGACATATCATTCTGACTACATTAGAGAAAAAGGGCACGCTCCAGGTTATAAATTCGTAATCACTTGCACAATATACTTCAATGACGACTACGAAGGCGGAGAAATAGATTTTGTGATGAGCGACAAACTCGTAAAATATAAGCCAGAAGCGGGAGACCTTTTAGTTTTCCCTTCTGGTCACCCAGAATATCTTACAGAGGATGGCGTCCCATACCTTCACGGAGTTATGCCGGCGTATCACAAGCATAAATTTCTATCAAGAATGTACTGGCAAAAATATGAAAAAGGAAATCAGGAGTGGTATGAGCAAGAAAATAAATTTGGCAAAGAACAATGGGCGCAAATGCAACCAGTCCTAGAGGAACAGTTCCGATTGGCTCACCCGCAAAGGTATGAAATACAAAATGGGATAAGAATATATGGAAATAAATAAACTGTACGATGATGTATACAGAATTCAAAACTTCTTGACGCAGCAAGAACTTTTAGATGTTGATTCAATAATACAAAACACCCCAGAAGAAGCGTGGTTTAACGACCAGAACAACAAGAGGGACGATATTCTAGATTTTTGGTTCGGGAAGAATCTATATTTAACCCAAAAAACTGTTCTTAATTTAATAAACGAAAAAATAAAAAGTCTGCTTGTGTCGTACTCGTACTACCCAGCATCCATGCATTTACAAAGATACAAGAAGGGCGATTTTATAAAACACCACGCTGATCAGTGGATTCCAGATCTTCCCTATTACATAGGCTATGGATTTTGCTTGTATTACAATGACGACTACCAAGGGGGGGAACTAGACTACCCAGAATTAGGAATAAGGGAAAAACCAAAGTCAAACTCCCTATATGTTCATAGTGGCAACATAGTTCACGGATCGTTGCCCGTTCTGGACGACGCCATAAGATACTTCTCCACAGTCTTCGTAAGAGGGACGAAAGAATCCCCGACCAAGTTAAACCCAAACTTTTTTGATTAAGGAAAAATCTAAGTGATACCGATACTTTCTGTGCCCATCCTAAACAGATACGATTTGCTGGACGCCAGTCTTGATGCTGTAGATTTTCCAATTGGGGAGATACTGGTAATAAACAACGGTAAGGAAATTTATAGACCGAAAAGAAAAGATTTAAATGTGAGGGTTTTAAACCTGCCCTCCAATCTTGGAATGTCAGGATCATGGAACCTCGCAATAAAGTTGTACCCGCACGAGAGTTTTTGGATTTTCGCTTCGGCTGATACGGTATGGATGCCGGGCGGATTGGAAAAATTATTTAACACAAGCGGAAAATCAAGACTCGTCACAACGCACAGAGGGTTTTGCGTCTTTTCTCTTGGTGAAGATTTGGTGAGAGGGGTGGGATTGTTTGATGAATATTTTTATCCTTATCTATTTGAAGATTCGGATTACGCCGAAAGGGTTCGTATTTATAAAAAAAACAACAATGTTGAAATGATAGATATAGACGGCGTGTTTGATAAGGACATTGGCTACGGAACGACAGTCTCAAGCAATTTGAAAATAAAAGAAAAGTATGCAGAAACATCTAAAAAAAACAAAAACTATTTTGATTTAAAGATGTTACAAAATTTTCAAAAAACTGGTGAATGGGACATAGATGTTAGAAGGTCTCAGGAATGGCTGTAATAGGGGTATTACCTGCTTCTGGTAGGGCGTCCAGAATCGGGGGCATACCAAAATTTTGTCTTCCGATATCCGACGAGGTGTCGTTATTGCAGTGGCATGTTGAACAAATGTTAGAAATTTGCGATGAGGTTTGTGTGGCTACGAGGGCTGAATGGATCCCAATTGTGAAAAATATGCATATGAGCATAAAACTAATGGTGCGGGAACCATCCACTATGTCGGATGCAATATCTTTCATGGCAGGAAAACACAGCGATACCGTTGTCGTCGGAATGCCAGACACCTACATATTGGATTCTTCGGTGAATATATATAAAGCACTGATGAAGGAAGAAGAAGCGGATCTTGTAATCGGTGCATGGGAATGCGAAGAACGATTAAAAGGCAGCGTGGGTCAAATAAAAATCGTGGACGGGAAAGTGGTTGGTTCGGAGGATAAGGTAAATGACTGCAACTATCCTGACATGTGGGGCACCATGTTGTTTCAAAAAAATATGATAAAGCATTTAAATCCCAAATTGGATCATCCAGGCAAACAATTGAACGATTGGATTAGGGATGGTTTTAAAATCAGTGCCGTAAAGCCCGGCGGGAGATACGTGGACGCTGGAACGCTAAGGGGATTAAAAAATCTATATATCGGGATTAGCAACCCCTAATCAACCGACCCCACAATGGTCACATTTGCTATGATTCATGTACATTAAAGATGGTTTTGTCCATTAGGAAGTAGCAAATGAATCTGAAAAACAAGACAAGACTGACTAAGGACATTGTCGTTTACGAGGACTTCATTGATGCCGAAACCGCCGCAAAACTCATAAAAGTTCTAGATAGGCATGCCGATGTGGGGAAACTTACATGGACACCTATATCTTTTTACGAATCCTATTCGTCAACCCTGCCGCAGGATGATGACGAAATCGTCGTGGAAGAAGGGTTATCTCCGACCATATTCTCCGAGATTAAGACGGGCATCATTGATGCCGTCGCATCGGTACACGATCTAGACGCCAAAAATATACATCAAATCGGATATCACACACAAAAATGGGAGCCAGGCGCATATGCAAGAATTCATTCCGACAATACAGATCAAAAAGGTAATTCGGGTGCGTTCACCAGAAGCCGATACGCAGCGTTTTTGTACTTGAACAACGATTTTAGTGGCGGACTTCTGAGGTTTCCAGGTCAAGAGATAACCATTGAGCCTCGCGTCGGCATGCTCGCTGCTTTTGACGGAGGCTTTAATAATATGCACGAAGTAACACTCATATCTGACGGCGTCAGATATACCTTGGGATCGTTTTGGGATGACAGAGACGAGAGCGCATATCCGCAGGATTTGCGAGATTCTTGGGCAAAAGAAATGGAAAAGACTAGAGAGTTTCAGTCTAAACAAAAAGCCGAGTGGCAGGAACTACTCAAACAAGGATACAAATTGGATCTAAACGGAAATAAATACAAAGTTACAGACATTGCCAATGATTGACGATTTTTTAATTCAACTCAAGATAAGCGGGTTAGAATTTGAGCAAGTTACCGACGAACTGATATGGGTCAAAAATTACATAACACAGGATGAGTTGGATGAAATAAACAAAACCATAGAGCAGACTACGCAAAAAGATTGGGAAACTCACTACATGTCCAGCGTTTCTGATTTTTGCATGCTAAAGTTTGGACGAAACGATTTTGACAACCTAATCGCAGAGGGAAAGTTTGAAATCACGCAAGGATGGGCAGATAAGACGCTAAGTATTCAAGGGAGTGAAGTTAGTTATTCAATCTATAGACGCCTCTCAGCCGCGCTCTCTAAATGCGACCCATCATTGATGCTTAGTGGATTATCTACTATACAAAGACTACCAGCCGGCACAGAATTGAAATCACATGTTGACCAAGACACAGACCCGTCAATTCGATATGCCACAATAATATATTTAAATGACGACTACAACTCTGGAGAGATTTTTTTCAAAAATCTTAAAATTTCCCTTAGACCAAAACCAAGAGACCTTTTATTTTTTCCTGGCAACAGCAAATACGAACATGGGGTGATGCCAGTTTCTGATGGACCAGTAAGATACGTCATGGTCGGTTTTGTAAAAGAGATAGGTTTTTATGACAGAAACAAGTATTAAAGAGAAAAAATGAATAGAGATATTTTGGGAGAGGGTGTTTACTACTACACCGACGCAATAGAAAATTTTGACATGTTTATGAAGACTCTCAATAACCTTGATTCTATGGGATCCACTGAGACTAATGATGTAAATATGTGGAAAAACTGGACTTCATCAAATGACATCAATTTCATTTATGGACAAACCAAAACTTTTCACTTAGAATCAATTCAAAATATCAAAAATGAGATAGCGACAAAAAGTGAATACATCTACAATTCTGTAATGAAAACTTTTTATGACATCTGCAAAGATTACGCATTGTGCTTGGGGGATAGCGATGAGCCCAAGATTTTTCCAACATTTAATATAAAAAAATACCATACGGGCATGGCAATGGGGTCTCATTTTGACCAGTTGGACGGAGATAAAACCCTAAGATACTCTTTGGTTATGTATTTAAACGACGACTACGAGGGTGGAGAAATATCATTTCAATTAAGGGATTATGACGGTGGATGGACATCAAAAGACGGATGGACTCACGGAGCACCAGCAGTAAATTGAGATTACGAAACCGCTATAAAAAACAAATCCATAGATTTTGGGGTGAAACCAAAAGCCAATAGCGTCGTCATTTTTCCTTCTTCGGCTCCATATTTTCATACAGCCCACACCATAAAATCTGGATTTAAATATATGGTTCCAGGACACTGGATTCACAACGACATGGATTTTAATAGGAATTCTTAGATGAAAACAGCCATAGTTACCGGCGCAAGCAAGGGTGTTGGATATCAGACATGCAAAACATTGTCACAAAATGGGTATCGGGTAATAGCCGTTTCTCGAAATTTTGACAAAATGAAATCGTTGGTGTCTGAAAATGTTGAAATTTACAAGATGGACATAACAAATTTTTTAGAAATAGAAAAGTTCTTTAAAGAATATAAGAATATTGACTTAGACCTTTTAGTTAACAATGCTGGAGGGGGAAGCAACCCAACAGAAATAATTAAAGAATCTCCAGAAAATTTTAATTATGCATACAGCCTGAATGTCAGCGGTCCGATGTATTTGTCAAAACTTTTTGCAGTCAATCTCTCCAAATCAAAAAACCCCACAATTATTTTTGTTTCTTCACTTGGCGGCAAGGTTGCCTATGTTGGTGGCGGAAACTACACAAATGCAAAACGAGCAATTAGTGGCCTGGTTGACACAATGCGTCTGGAATACCCAGCCTACGGAATCAAGGTGACCGAAATCTGTCCTGGCTCCATTGATACTGTTGAAGGAGAGAAAAGAGATATTGCGCTTACTGCAGAGGATATGGCTTGTGCCATATTTTGGGTTGCAGAATTACCAAAACACGTAAACGTGAACTATCTAGAAATAAACCATATATCAAGCCGTAGATAGTTCATTCTCGTAGGCAAAATTACCATTTACCGAGTGGGCACACTGCTTCCTTAAGTTTTACTTTAATTCTCATAAAACAACCGCATTCTTTGCACTGACTAGTTGCTTTAAGTAGTCGGGGGCATTCTTCGCAAATAGACCACCTGTTTTGTGCTTCTGCTTCTGTTGAATAGTTCGCTACTTTAAGCGCATCCCAAGGACGGGTGGTACCTAGATTTTCTTTATATTTTTGCCAACGTGATTTATCACTCATTCTACAGCATCACCCATTCCATTAATTCGCTTTTCAATGCCATTGACTGTCTCTATAAAATAAAAACCATTTTCATCATGTCTCCAGACTTGTCCCAATCCAGCACTAACTGCAATGTCAGTGTCACGGCGTATCAAAATTGCCTTAGGATTACTTAACAAGACTGCCGTAAGATGTTCATTGAGAATCATATCCGTTGAAATTCCTTTAACCGTAGCGGTTATGACTTCTACATCCTTCCCGTCAATATTTTCTATTCTTGATGTGTATGTTGGGTTTGCAAGAAAAATCCCATCGCCAATTGGTGGAGAAAACCCCTCAGCAGCAACAACTTCCCCATCAATAACAAAAGCAACTGGTGTTGCTGGGTTGTCTGTTGTTGTTGAATCCCCATCGCGTTCTCGTAAATAAAAAATGTCTTTTGCTGTAAGAATCATATTTTAACCTTATCGTTTAGAAACATAACTAGCAAAATTGACCGTTCGCATCAAAAGTACCGCAATCTCCTGGGTTATTACATCCATAAAATCCAAGGTTTCCAGGAGTGCAGATTCTGCCTGTTGCGAAGAATGGCGGGAAGAACGGCGGGAAGAACGGCGGGAAGAACGGCGGGAAGAATGGGAAGAATGGGAAGAATGGCGGGAAGAACGGCGGGAAGAATGGGAAGAATGGCGGGAAGAACGGACCGAATGACGGAAAGAATGGTGGAAAGAATGG